TCTGGGCTTCGCTACGCAGCAAGGCCGACCACGAGCGCTTCCTCATCCAGAACGCATCGCTCGGCGAGTCCGGTTCAACCGCCGCCGGTGGAGCACTGGTCCCGATCGAGACGGATCCCAGCATTCCCGCGATGGCCATCGAGGAAACGATCGCACGCTCGTTGAGCCGCGTCATCACGACCACGATGAATCTGAATCTGCCGTATCAGTCGGCGAAGACGGTCGCGGCCCTCAAGCCGGAATCGAATTCCACCGGCACCAACGCCTTCGCAGTGAACGAACCCAGCTTCGCAACCACGACACTCGCCAGCTACGTCATCGGCGATAGCGTGTATGCCTCCTGGGAGCTCTTGGCTGACGCCAAGGCTGCTTCCGACTTCATCACGATGGACCTCCAGCGCAGCATCCGCGTGAAGGAAGAGAACTACTTTGTGAACGGCAACGGCTCTGGCCAGCCTCAGGGCTACCTAGGCAACGGAACCACCGCTACCGGCGCATCCATCACTGCGGGTGAAGCCACCCTCGGCATCAACCCGATCATCGACGTCATGGGCAGCCTGAACCGTGCCTACTATGTCGGGGCATCATTCTTGGTAAACCGCCAAGAATTCAACCGCCTCCTGAAAGCCCAGATCGCCGCGTCGCAGTTTCAAACGTTCATCACGTTCGGGACTGCCGGGGACGCCCGCCTGTTCGGCTACCCCGTCGCGTTCAGCGCCGAGATGCCGGTGTACGTTGCGTCTCCCGCCACCGCCGGTGCCTGGATGTTCGGCGACTTCAAGGCGTTCGCGACCATCGGCGACCGTGATGATTCCAACATCCGCATCAAAATTTTGGATCAGGTCGCCGCGTTGAACGGCCAAACCGTCATCCTTGGCTACCGCCGCACCGACCAGCGCATCCTGCTCGCCGAGGCCGTGGTCGAACTCCAAACCAACGGCTAAGTCATAGCCCTAACGCAGATCCAGGGAACCCCACCACAAGGTGGGGTTCTTTGCGTTAAAGAAACCGCTTAACAACTAATTACGTAAACCGACTTCCGCCCCTACTAGTATGGGAACTCTTTGCAGGGGTGTCGGGCTGAGGCAAGTGGGGTGCATTCCATGCTCCCTATAACTGCCACGGCGCAAGAGTACATCGACGGCGTCCTTGACGGCACCGTCATCGTTGGCCCCTGGATCAAGAAAGCGATCCGGCGTCACGTAGCCGATCTGAAGCGCACGGACATCCGCTTCGAACCAGCCGCCGGTCAGTACGCTATTGACTTCCTTTCCACCTACTGCATCCCCTCCGCGCAGACGGAACCCATCCAGCTTATGCCCTGGCAAAGGGCAATCCTCTTCATCGTCTACGGATGGAAGCGGCTCGATGGTTCCCGGCGTTACCGCCGCGTGTATCTGGAGGTCGCGAAAAAGAATGGGAAGACCGGTCTCTGCGCTGGCCTGGCACTACTGCACCTACTCGCAGACGGTGAACTAGCCGCCCGCGTGTACTGCGCCGCGACCGCGATGAAGCAAGCCCGTGAGGTATTCAACGAAGCGTGCGCGATGCGGGACAAGCACCCCGAGCTGACAGAGCGAATCCACAAATATGGTAACTCCCCGGTGTTGTCGCTGTACGACCCGGAGACCAACTCCCGGCTCTCACCACTGGCCCGTGGCGCAGACAGCTCCGATGGCGCGATCGTGTCGGCGGCCATCCTCGACGAGCTCCACCGCTGGTCCCTCACCAACAATCTCTGGTCCATTCTGCGCTACGGCGGAGACACCCGCAGGCAGCCGCTCATGTGGTGCATCACCACTGCCGGTGCCTCGGCCAACAAATCCACTCTGTGCTGGGGCGAGCACGAATATTGCGAGCGCATCCTCGACGGAATGGTTGACGACGATGAGGTTGCAGCCTTCATCTTCTCACTCAACCTCAAGGACGACTACCGAGACAAGAAGAACTGGGCGAAGCCCAACCCATCACTGGAGTACATCCTCCCGCTCACTGCCTTGGAGAACCAGTTTGCCGAGAGCCAGGGCAAGCCAACCGCACTCGGCGAGTTTAAGCGGTTTCGAATGAACCAGTGGAGCGACGAAGTCAGCGATCCCGCGATCGACATCGCCACCTGGGACGCTTGCTGCACTGAGGACATTGCCACCCACCCAGATCCCAAGCGCCTACGCCTCCAGCTCATTGAACTGCTCAAAGGACGCCCATGTTTTGGAGGCATCGATTTAGCGCCAAAAATCGACACTTCTGCCCTCGTTTTACTCTTTCCACCCCTTAAAACAGGTGAAAAGTGGTCAATTCTCGAATATTTCTGGTGCCCAGCAGACAACATTGCGGAGCGCGTGAAGCGCGACAAGGTGCCGTACAACACATGGGCGAAGGACGGATTCATCACGCCAACGCCTGGCAACCTCACCGACGTCCGCTACATCGCGGATCAGATCACTGAGATCAGCAAACTTTTCGAATTAAAAGAAATTGCATACGACCAAGCGTGGTCATCGGAGCTCGTCCGCATGCTCGACGAGGGCGGCTTCAAGATGTCCAAGCTCGTGGACTACCCCCAGAGCCACCTGAAGATGAATGCGCCCTGCCAGGAGCTGATGCGCAAGGTACTTCGCTCCGAGTTCATCCATGCGCTCAGCCCCGTGATGCGTTGGCAGATGAGCAACCTGCGTTGGAACACCCAGCGCGGCACCGGATTTATTAAGCCAGCCCGCGACCGCAAGCGCGAAAAGATCGACGGCTGCGCCTCCCTAATCATGGCTCTCGCGCGAGCAACTGATCCAGAAAACCAGATTAAAAAGAAAACCGTTTGGATGGTGAGCGCATGAGCACGATGCCCAAGGGACGTAAACGTAAAGCGGACTACGACGAGGTAGTGGCCTACGTGGCCGCAAATCCCATCATGCACCAGTCAGAGGTGGCCACGCACTTCGGGATCTCGCAATGCAGGGTGAGTCACATCCTCGCCGCATGTGGTGTCCAGGGCATACGCCGGGGCAGACCGCTGAAGGCAAAGCCTGGGCAGACCAGCGAGCAAGCCCAGTGGGAGACCATTTTGCACAACGCCGGGCTGGTCATGGAGAGCGGTCTACGCCTGCATAACCAGCGGATTCTGTACCGCTACGACCCACTCAAGCAGAGCCACAATGACGACTCCGCCACCCTGCAACCGACTAACTAACCCTTAAGCGAGATCACATGGGCTTCATTAATAACTTCAGAGCGGGCTGGTTAAACGCCTTTCGAAACAGTGGGGAGAGCACCTTTGCGTCTCCCAGCTCCGAGTTGGTACACGCCCTCGTTGGGCTACCCGCAGCAGCCGGTAAGGTTGTCACCCGCGAGACCGCTCTCCGCGTGTCTGCATTTTTGGGCGGCGTTAAGATGCTCTCCAACGACCTCGCCAAGATGCCACTTATTCTGCGCGAGACCAAGAGAGTCGATGGCCGCGTTCGCACGCAACCGGCGATCGACAATCCACTCTACACACTGCTCAAGGACTGCCCGAACAGCTACCAGACCTCGTATCAAATGCGTTGGTTCCTCGCGTCCCAGCTCATTATGAACAGCAACTGCTACTGCCAGATTCTGACAGACCAGGCAGGTGATCCCATCGGTCTCATCCCGCTCAACGCCTGGCACATGACACCACACTGGGACCGAACCACCACGCCACCCACCCTGAAGTACCGCTACACAAACTGTGGTCAGGGCGGCACGATGGAATTCACGCAGGACCAGATTTGGCATGTGTCCGCGCTCAACTTCGAGGGCTTCGGCTTGGAAGGCAGCCCACTTATTCTTTTGGCCAAAGAGGCTTTGTCACTGCTCATGGCTGCGGAGGAAGTGGCCGGGCGCAACTTCGCCAACGGCCTGGGCATGGGTGGTTTCATCAGCTTCCCCGATGCAGACAATGCGCCCGATGAGAAGGAAGCCCAGAACATAGTTGACCGCTTAAAAAAGGATTTCAGCGGCTCCCAGAATGCGGGCAAGTTCAGTGCACTACCCGGCGGCGCTACCTGGGTGAAGATGACTTTCAACGCCCAGGAATCCCAGTTACTTGAAAGTCGTAAATGGTCAGAGCAGGAGGTAGTACGTCTACTTGGCGGTGCACCGCTGATGGTCAAGATGGGGTTGGGCGAGCAGAACAGCACCTATGCATCGAGCTCAGCCTTCTTGGACGAATACTTCAACACCTCGCTGCTGCCCTTCACCACGGCGATCGAGCAGAGCATCACGCGCGACCTGATCCCCAAGAAAAAGTGGGGCAAACTCTATGCCAAGCACGCCGCTGACATTATCCTGCGTGGCTCTCCGAAGGAGCGGGCGCTCACTAATCAGGTGCTCATTAATAGCTGGCAAATGACACCCAACGAGGCTCGGTTCCTTGAGGACCGCGACTCAATTGAAGGTGGAGACTTCATCAGCGGCCCGGCGAACGGAGCTATCTACAACCCGGTCACCGGTGAATTTTTCATTCCGGGCCAGAAGCCACCAGATCCTGACGACCCCGATGACGCCAACGAAGAGGCCGACGTTCCCGACCCAAGTGAAGATGAACCCGACGAGGCTGGCGACAGCGACGGCAATACCGAGCCCCCCTTCAAGCACCCGGTTCCGCCGAAGCCGAAGAAGCAGCCGGTAAAGCAGGTCGTTAAACCAGTACCGGCGAAAAAGACCAATGCACGCTTGAACGCGCTGGCTGGCAGCATGGCCGATCGTGTGCTGCGCAAAGAGGCCAAAGGCAAAATTGATGCAAAGTTTGTCGCCGAGGTGCTCAACATCTCGGCTGAACAGGCTGAGGAGTATATCACCAAGCGCAAGGACATGACAGAGGAACAAGCCCGTGCAGAGCTGGTCGCATTGGGCAGAGGAGACAGCGATGACTAACAAGTTTTTTAACGCCGCGAAGACCGGTGACGTGCTCACACTGAACATCTACGGTGCCATCGGCGCGGACATGTTTGGGGAGGGTATCACCGCACAGACAGTGAGCGACGCGCTCAAGGACCCCTGTAAGTCGATCACCGTCCGGCTCAATAGCCCGGGAGGCTCCGCGTTCGACGGCGTCGCCATCTACAACCTGCTCAAGACCAGCAACAAGTCGGTGACAGTGATCGTTGACGGAATGGCCGCCTCCGCAGCATCGATCATCGCCATGGCCGGGGACACCATCACCATGGCTACGGGCAGCGTGATGATGATCCACGAGGGCATGGCTATTGCCTGCGGCAACGCAGACAGCATGCGCAAGATGGCCGACACCTTGACCACAGTCACCAGCGGAATCGCGGACATTTACGTTGCCAAGACCGGCCTCCCCAAGGCCGACATCCTTGCCATGCAGCACGTCGAGACATGGATGGCCGCTGACGAGGCAGTTGCCAAGGGTTTCGCCACATCCGTGAGCAAAACGTCTGCCGTGAAGAACGAATTCAAACTTGACGTATTCAGCAACGTGCCGAGCGCATTGAAGGCCGAGGCTGTGACCGAGCCGGTGGTAGAACCCGTCGTGGTGAAGCCCGTGGTTGAAGAGCCGGTAGTCAACGCGGCCCCCGACCTTAGCATCTACACGCACCAGCTCGAATTGAACAAGCGGAAGTAACTGGAGCCACGATGTATCAGAAAATCCTAGCGGAGCGCACACAGCCGGTCATCACCCCCGAACAGCTTGCATCGTTCGGGCGTTTTGACGTCCCGCAGAAGTATGCCTACGGGTCCTCTCCGGCGGTGCTCACCGACGACTACCAGATGCTCCTGACTATGATCGAGGCCGCGACCGACGAGATTGAGTCCATGGCCGCCCAGGCTTGCCTGAGTGAGCAGCGCCTCGAAACGTACGACTTCTTCCCTGGGCAAGCCGACCCGCGCAACTACTTCCTGGGCCTGAACTACCAATTTCTCGCAACGCCCTGGTGGTGGGTGGGTTTCCCGGTCACCGACGGAATCGAGCTGGTGAACCGCCCCGTCATGGTCCCTTCTGGCTCGCCGCTCACTAACAACCTGGTGGTGACCTACAACGACACGACCGGTGCGAAGCAGACGTTTGACCCGTCCAACTACACCGTGTTCGCCGACAAGATCACACTTAATGTCGGCTGCACGTGGCCACTGACCGATCGTCGCCAAGACTGCGTGCAGATCAGTTACTACGCGGGCTACTCGCTCACGGACCCCACCCAGGTGCCCGCCCGCCTCATCATGGCGATCCTCTACCTTGCCAACCACTTTTACAACGTCCGTCAGATCATCACGGTTGAGCCGACAAGCGAAGTCGGCATGACCCTGTGCCGGATGCTCCGCACCTTCCGCAGCATGAGAATCCCGAGGTAGCCCATGAAGCTGCCCAAGCAGCCGTACGGAACCCGGTATCTCGGAAGTACGGACTACAACACGAAGATCACAGTCACCCAGCCGAACAACGGCAACGCGGCTGACGGCACGCCGCTGCCCGAGGTCGCCGTGGCCAATCCCTGGGCGAACGTGAGCATGTGGCGCGGCAAGCAGGAGGAAAAGCCCCAAACTTTGAATTCCATCTCCAGCTACAAGATCGTCATCCGATACCCGCAGACCTGGGCAGTGGACACCGGCATGAACATCCTCGCACGCGGCCAGCGTCACAACATCGAAAGCTTCTCCGACCCCGATGGCAACCGGCAGGAGCTTCACATCTGGACATTTGTGGAAAACGATACGGTGAACAAGTAATGGCTATCGAGCAAGGTCTCTTCCAACTCGTGACTCAAAATGCCGGTGTGCAGAGTGCTGTCGGCGTCGATGCCAACGGCATCACCAAAGCCTTCTGGGTTCTTGCACCCCAAGGCGCGGCCCTACCGTTCCTCATTTTTTCCCGTGTCGGGACCACTGACTTCTATGACATGGCTGGAGCCACTGGCCTGCGCGAAGGGCTGTTTCAGGTCGTATGCTACTCGACCGGCTACTACAGCAGCCGCGCCGTGGCTAACACGATCCGCAAGTTTCTCCAGGACTATGTGGGCACTCTACCCGACACCGACGCAACCGTGGTCAACGCCGTCTTCAT